GACATCGGTTAAAGGAACTGTGACCGCTCAGTCTCCATCATCCGGGGCAACCGTTGCGGTGAACCCTTTGATCACTCTGACTGTGTCTGATTTATCTGTCGGAGTGGTTTATCCGTGATCGCTCTCGACCTCGTCAAGAAGACCTTGCGACGCATCAACTCCTACCAGTCCGGGGAGACGATCGCTCAATCTGACGCACAGGATGTGCTGGATTCCGCGAATGATCTGCTCGACTCGTGGAGCACGGACAAGATGTACCTGTTCGGCTCAGTGGAAAACATCCTGTCCTGGATCGTAGGTCAGAATCAGTACCGCATAGGAAATCCTACCTGCACGTCGATCGGTCTGCCGATGTTTACCGGCACCGTCACGGGAGGATCGAATGTCATCACCGGAGTGACTCAGATCCCAGCGAACTTGGTTGCGGGATCGTCTTACAACAACGTCGGTGCAGGATCGACACTGACGGATTCGCAGAGTCTGTTCCCCGTCAACACCTATTGCACAGCATTCAATGCGATCGCGCAAACCATCACGATGAGCGCCAATGCAACGGGTAACTCTCAAGGTCTGGATCAGATCACGTACACGATTCCCGGTGACTTTCCGATTTCCCGCCCTCTACGGATCACGAACGGATTCACCCGCATCAATCAGTTGGATTTCACTCTCGATGTCTACGATACCCAGGACCGGTACTTAGAGATCCTGTACAAGGCGCAGCCGGGTCCGTGGCCTACGATCGCGTGGTACAACAATGCTATGCCCTATGGCGTGTTGAACGTCTATCAGACTCCAGGGCAGGGGGCCGATGTTCATCTCTTTACAGACACGATCCTGTCAAACCTGACTCTGCAACAGACGATCATCATGCCGCAGGGCTATGCGCGAGCATTCTCGTGGTGTCTGGCTAAGGAAATCTGGCCTGAGTATTGGGGGAAAGATCCCATCCCGCAATCCATCAAAGAGAATTCAGCAGACGCGCTCAACATGATCAAAGCCCTGAATGCGGTACCGGCACCTCGCGCGGCCTATGATCGCGAGCTGATCCGAGGGAATCGCCCTGACGGTGGATGGATCACTCACGGGGGCTTCCGGTGATATGGCCATCGATATCTTCGGAGACTTCAGTTTTGTAGGTGGTGACAACACACCCGCGAATCCTTTCCAGGATAGGCAGGTGTGTATCAACTGGTATCCAGAGATTTCTGCCTCCAAAGCCTCTAAGACTGTTACATCTCTCCTGACCTGCCCTGGATTGATCCAGCTTCTTGCAGCTCCAGGTGGAGGGGCTCCAGGATATTCAACCTCGATGACCGCATGGCCTCAGCCATATTCCGGGCCTTTTCTGCCCGTGCGGGGATGCTGGGTATTACCCGGCCGTACTCAGGCGCTCGCGGTGATCTCCAATGCCTGCTATCTGATCACTATAGTCAGTAATGGTAGTTCGACAGTTCCGCCCGTTCTAAACATGGCACAAGTTGGAACTCTAAACTCCAGCAACGGGCCGGTGCATATTCGCGATAATGGAATCGGCGGCTCTGCGGTTATCGTCGATGGACCGGATTATTACCTCTATACCGTAGCGACCCAGACGCTCGTTACCGGCACTGATCCAGCATGGCTAGGATCTAACACCGTAGCCTATATCGATGGCTGGTGGATTTTCCAGCAGCCCGGAACCCCTAAGTTCTACACGAACGCGCAGCCCTATTCGACAGCGTTCAATGCATCTCTATTCAACCTGAAGGATGCGTTCTCTGACAATCTCATGGCGGTAGTAGAGAACAAAGAAGAACTCTGGCTGCCGGGAGAGCAAACGACCGAGATCTGGTACAACGCAGGCGGACAGTATTTCCCATTCCAACGCTTGGTCGGCACTCTGGTACAGGTGGGGTGTAAGGCTACCCATTCAATCGCCCGTCTAAGTACCGAAGGTCAAGACGGTCTCATATGGTTCGGCCGCTCAGATCGCGGTGAGAATGTCTTCGTTCGTACCAAGGGATTCATTGCGGACACAGTCTCAACTCCCGCGGTCTCCGATGAGATCGCGACTTACACCACGACATCCGACTGCATTGCCTATACCTACCAAGAGGATACGCACGAGTTTGTCGTTTTCAATTTCCCCAGTGCGGATCGGACGTGGGTCTATGACGCCTCCATGCCGCCGGAGCTCGCTTGGACCCGCCGTCTCTCGTATGACCCTTATGCCGCTCAATTCCACCGTCACCGCTCCAATTGCTACATGCAGTTCGCGGGATGTCGAATCGTGGGCGACTACCAGAACGGCGCCATCTACCAACTGACCCGCAGTGCACAGAATGACGCCGGTTGGCCACTTTATGGAAGACGTCGGGCCCCGATGATCTGGGACAAGGAGACTCGAGGTCGAATGTTTATGTCGAGCCTCCAGGTGGATTTCTCACCCGGACAGGGCGCGGCCTCGGGGCTCGGTGCTAATCCCACGGCCAACCTGACCATCTCGCGCGATGCGGGTGCCTCTCTCGGATCTCCCTATGCTCCACCGCCCACGAATACCTTTCCGGCCCCCATGGGCGCCATTGGACAGACCACGAATCGAACTATGTGGCGCAAGCTCGGATGGAGTCGAAACGCGGTGGCTCAGCTTGATGTCATCGCGCCGGTCAATCGGGACATCGCGGGGGCGACGCTCAAAGCGGCGGGTTCGCCATGACCGTCGTTCGCCGTCGTTCGCCGTCGTTCGCCGTCGCAGACTTGATATGAGCCTTCTACCGGGCCAGATCCTTCCGCCCTCGACTGTTCTCGGGCAGGTCAATGAAAGCGGTAGTGTCACCATTAACCACGATTGGTGGCTCCTGCTCTACAACCTCACTTTGCAGGTACTCGGCAATGGTTCGGGATTACCATCGGACGCCTTGCAAGACCTTGAGTCCGCAGACTTAGACGCGATCGACGCGAACTCCATAGCGCTACGCTCGCCGATCTCCAATGCGCTAGTTCAGGCGATCCAACCCTCTGACATAGTTGTGGGCCTCGATGATCTGCCAGACCTCCAACGCGCTCTCCTGATCTCTCAGGACGCTCTATTGGCCGATTCCGCGCCACTCGCTCAGCCCGTCGCGGCGATCGCGCCTACCGGTTCCCCTTTCACCTACACGGCCTCTTTCGCGGGAAGCGTTGCCATCACAGGCGGGACTGTTTCGGCGATTGCGATCATTCGCCATGGGACCAGCGTGGCAACCGGACTCACAACGGGGTTGATCCCGGTGAGTCGCTATGACCAAGTACAGGTGACCTATGGTGGCGCGCCCACTATGACCTTCATTCCCTGGAGTTCCGCATGAGTACCGTCAATCAAGTCCAACTCGTTGCACCTCAGCAACTTTCAAATGCTGATGCCAGCGTGTATTCTGTTCCTACGCAGACGACGGCCAAGGTTGGTCGGGCGGTGTTTTGTAACACCACTGCGAGTGCAACCACGATCACAGCCGGCATCACGACCGGCGGAGCACTCGGAGCTGCGACCACCTTGATTTCCGCCCGGCCTATCGCCCCTGGAGAGAGCTACGTGAGCCCTGAGCTTGCGGGCGCGGTCATTCCTGCGGGCTCTCAAATCCATGCCTTTGCGGCGGCCGCGACCGCGGTCACCTTCACGGTATCCGGATTGACGATTGTATGAACGCCTGTGTTGATTGCGCGTTATGCATTGAGCAGCCTCCGGTCTGGGAGCACACCAGCGTGGACGGTGTTTTCGTCAAACAGATGCTCCTCAAGGAACGCGGCACGCTCGTTCCACAGCACGCGCATGTTTATGACCACACATCCATGCTTGCACGCGGTAGCGTGCGGATGTGGGCGGATGGGGAGTATGTCGGAGACTTTGTCGCTCCGCAGCCGCTCTTCATCAAGGCGAAGGTCAAACATCGGTTCCAATCGCTCGAGCCGGATACCCTGATTTACTGTATCCACAATGTATCGCGGACCGGACAGGTCGAGATCCATGCCGAACATCAGCTTACTTGAGGCTCGGCTCGATGTGAGCCCACTCGCGGCCGATCTCGTCGCCCATCCTGAAGTGTGGAACGAATATCGTTGGCGCACTCAGCATCCCCAAAGCCCACACCGGGAAGTGGATGATATCTGGGTACGTTTCAACGCCATCGAGAATCTCGGGCCACACTTCAACGATCCCCATGAGGCGGTCTGGTATCCGGTGGTGGAGAAAATCCCGAGTGTGAAAGCCCTCTCGACTGATGTTCTGCGGATTGTGGGCGGGAAGATTCTCGGAGGCATCCTGAT